CTTCAACAAAGTCACCAGGTATCCAAGAGTCATTTGTCGATGCGTTATAGTCCAAGTCATATTCTTGAGCAAACAGTACAGGGTCAACAGTGCGCTTTTTCTTCTCGTACCATTCTTTATCCTTGCGCGGGTCATCCGACCAATGAAACGAAAATACAGGTATCTCACCGCCCATACGCTTACGGTAAAACAGATTGCCGTTACCGTTCACGGATGACATATCAATCTTACAGTTTGACGTTGCGCTTAGTGCAGCATCGACAATCTCTTGACGTTCGTAATGTGCCGACTCATCTTTGAAGTAAATTGACGTACGGCCACCACGCCCAATGTTGTCGCCTGCTTCGCCTTTGATTACAGAACCGTTATCATTATTGACAATACAAAGATGCGTCCTCGTTTGGTTATTTGGCCTAAACTCAACAGGCAATCCTGCAATGTACGCTTGTATTTTCCAAAATATAGAATCAGGGTCGCCTTCTTATCAACTAAATCTTCTTTACGTGAACCAAAGCCGACAACAGTGCCTGGATGAAAGAAGGTTATCCAATGGGCAATGGCAGCAGCAAGCCAAGTCATACCAATGTCGCGTGACTTCTCAATAACACCGTCATCTCTACTTTTCCATCGTGCATTAACCCAATTGACAAGCTCAATCTGTTTAGGGAACAAGACGAATGGAAAGTTAGTAGGGAGGCCACGCTCGGCATTACGCGGGTCAAAGGTCATGCCCCAATCATTGATAAACTCAGCGGGGTGAGTTTTGTAGAACTCAAGAAGGCCAGCTAAAGCACCTTCAGTCGTGCGAATAGTATGCAAACGCTCGGCACGTTTTTTATAGACAGCTTGATAGTCAGGGTTTTTAAAGTCGAATAAAACGTCAGTCATTGCTAGTCCGTTTTAATAGTGCCGCCATTGATTAGTAGATTATAGGCTTCTTCGGCAGACATTGCCGTTGTGTTGACTTGAATTGCGCCACCATTCGCGCCTGTGTGTTCTTGCACGTTTGTCTCTTTCCAGCCCATGCGCGTTTTAGCCCAAAACATTGCAGCCCTTACGCAATCGCTATATGTTGCACCTGTAGTTAATGCTTGGCCGCTTGCCGCTTGGTATAAAAACTTGCCAACATTTGCATTTGCTTTAATCGCGCTGTTTTCTAATTCGTCTTTGTAGTATTTATACAGCGTTTTATCATCTATGCCGATATATGCAGCAACTTCTTTAATAGGTACACCATAAGAGCGCAATGCGATAATCTCGGCTCTCGTTTTTTCTGTTGGTTGGTGCAGTGGTTTTGACATTTAGCACTCTCTAATAATTTTAGGGACTGCATTTTTCCAGCGTACTTCGTGGTGTATCCTTGTTTGAGTACGCCCCATCAATGCCACCTTAACGCAACTTGGCGCAGCTATGACTGAATAAAACGACTTGACATAAGTACCAAGCTCCAAATATATCTCAGTAAGGCCGCCAGCTTGTGCTTGTGTTTCGTTTTGGTCAATACTATTCATTAACGACGTTAAAATAATACGGCCTGTCCTGCCCTCTGTCACACTGCTTGTTAAATCTTCGTTAATCGTGCCTTTAAACTCTATCGGTTTATCAACATCAAAAAAGTATAGGTTCATCATCTTGCGAGACACTTTAAAACCATTTGCTACTTTGCTGTTGTCCTTTCCACCTATATAATCCCCACCTTGTGCAAAGCAAACAGTATCAACTTTTGATGTTATTAAAAAATCAATATAGCTGTTGAAAACATCATCTAAATTATTTTTAATCATTTTCCCATAATACCCCCCGTCTTTGGTTATGCGCTTCTGAAATGCGACATAATCATCATCTGCAACGGCGAAATACTTTAGTCCTATTTTCTTGGCAATATCCCACATTGCATTACGGGCATAAACGACACACGCCTTGTTGCCGAAGTTGTCCATCTTGTCAAACTTGCCTTTGTAATCGTCTTTGCTAAACACCATTACTTTGTCGCCATACTTGGCTTTGTACTTGTCTAGCTGTTTATCCTCATCATCGCATAGCAGATAAAAATTGCCTGTATAACCCGACTTCTTCAAACTATCAATCGTGAAAACTCGGTCATGCCTGCCGTGAGTGGGTATGATTACCGCGAAGTCATTCTGCATCGTCTGACTCTCCACTTAACGCCATTAGCTCCTTGCTCATTTTGATATAGCCGTTTTCGATTGCCTTGTCGTAGTCAATAATAACAAGTGCTGATTGCTCCATTAAGTCTTGAATATCTTTGTCTTGGTGTGCGTAGAACTCGGCTATATTCTCATAGTTAAACACAATATGCCTTGTCGCTGCGGCCATTAAAAAGCCTTTAACATCGTCTGGCATATCGGTCTTGAGTATCTTTTCAGATAGCGTGCTTGTCTTAGTGTTGCTGTAAAGGTCTTCAATGTTTGGCTTGTTGCCTTTCATCTCATAAATGGGTGTCGTGATTTTAGCCGTATATTTTTCATCGTCCATCTCACGGCCTGTGCTTTCCTCACCCAATGTTATATCGGCCATCTCCCCCAACTCAAACCCCGTCAACTCAAGATTAAAACCATTATCTGCAAGTTCTGCAAACTCTACGCGGAGCATTTCCTCGTCCCACCCTGCATCTAAGGCAAGGCGGTTATCAGCAATGATATAAGCGCGTTTTTGTGTGTCGCTTAAATGGCCAATTTGTAGCACTGGGACTTCTTTCAAACCTAACTTTTGAGCGGCCATAACGCGGCCATGCCCTGCAATAATGCCGTTGTCTTTATCAATCAAAACAGGATTAAGAAAACCAAACTCTTTAATGCTTGACGCGATTTTGTTTACTTGTACATCGCTATGAGTGCGGCTATTTCGCGCATAAGGAATTAAATCTGAGACTAAAACGGTTTTATACTTCGGATTATCTGTACTCATCTCATCCCCTGCACCAACCAAAACGCCAAATAAACAAGCCACATACTAAAAGCGATTATACAACAAATGCCACTAACTAAGCACAGTTGCAAAAAGCCTTTAAGGCATTTCATTTTTTGCGCCACTCATTAAATGACTGTTTCAAGTTCGGCAACGCTATAATAATTTGTATGACTGTATATAGTATTGTTACCATGACCAGCCAGTCCTGCAACTGTACGCCTGTAAATGTCATGCCCGTCACAATAATCGGTGGCGATGTTTTGATAGCAGCCATACTCAACCCATGTTCTAAATGTTGGGATGTATCGGCCATGTTATTTCGCACCGTTTTCTTTCTTCAAAACAGCAACAAGACCTAAAATAATACTAGGTACTCCGCTCTGATAATTGCCAGTCATACAATCCGATATGCCGTTAAATATCAGGGCAATGCCCGCATAACTTGAAGGCTCTTTTAATCTATTCATAACACGCGCTCCTATGTTGAAAACAATATAGCACAACTCTAAAATAAAAAAAGCCCCGAAGGGATTCAGGGCAAAATGAACGTCCGTGTTCTGCGAGATGTTATTTTTTGAGAAACAATTCTTTTTCATCCTTACGTCTTTTTGTTAAACCTTCTAAAACCTTTCCAGCTGCTTTGTTCCATCGTTCAAACTCTAATGCGGCTAACTCCATTTGATTAGCGTTAATTCGTTTAAGCAAAGTTGATGCCCTAAACGCCACTGAGCCTAAATTAAAAACAAAGCTGACAAGTGCGTCGAATTGATTTTGTGTTAATGCGCGTAAGCAATAAGCATTTACGGCATTTTCAAACTGTTGTAAGTCATTAACGAGTAACTGTTCTGCCATTTCCTGCGTGATTTTATCGCCTTCTTTTACGTTTTTAGTATGGCCGTAACCGATAGTCCAAACATTAGCAGGGCACAAATAAGCGTTTAGTTTGCATCCTTCATATTTTTTTATTAACTCAATCCCGTTTTTACTTATTTTCATAATCATATCCCGTTAAAAGATTCTATCGTGTAACGCTCAATCTGATAGCGCATCTTATCAGTAAACCATTGCATTGTGCTTAATCGTCTAATCAACAAAACAAGCTCATCAAAATTTTTAATTTTCTTCAAATCTTCTGTTTGCAAAACCCTATCAGTCATCCCACTAACAAAAACAGCATTGCCATGTAATATGTCTAGTGTAACGCCTTCAAATGCCATTTTAGCCACCTTTAAACGTAATTATAGTCCAGTTGTATAATCGACTCTTGGCACTGGCTTGTTAATTATTCTCACATTGCACCCTTGCCACTTCGGATGTGGATCACGTTCAATCATGCCCGCAGCATCCAGAACCGCAATCGCTTTTTCTAATACTTTTTTGTGCGACTTGTCAAAGTTGATTGCGATGTAGCGACTACCCATCCAATGCCCATACACTTCTAAGTCGTGAATAGCTTCTTCAATTGTCATCGCGGCCACCTATCCCAAAACACTGCTAGTCCAATCAATAATAGACCAAACAATCATAAAAATAGCAATGTGTACAAAATAAAATCATCCCTGAGTCTATAAAGGTGTGATTGATATATTTTACCATTATATATCAATCACTTGTGTTTTTGTGGATGTGTTATACACCGATGATAGGTGTCTAATACCGAGTTAGATATGGCACATCATGCATGGCGCATCAAATAAATCATCTTCGTTTTCTTTGCCTTTGCCAGTCACCATTGCATCTAAATTCCGTAGCTTCCACTTTATGCTAGTAAACACATTCTTGTTTATTTCATGCGCTAACTGCACAACTTTTATGCGTTGACTTTTGCCAAAATCATCAAATGCAAACGCTTTAGCTTTCCAGTAATCCCCCCCTGCTAAACAAGGGAAGCAGCCTACGCGGTCAAACCCCATTTTATACAGCGGCGATTGCTCACCGTTCAAAAACTCAAAAACATCTTCCGTCTGCCAGTCAACAATCGGCAATCTAATCATCACACCTAACTTTGCTAAATACTGCGGATATTTAGACGGCATAAACAAATGGGGCGGGTAAACGTCATCGCAAATAGTGCCAGCATAGCGTTTTTCACGCTGACTAGATTCTGCTTTTCTCATGCCATACCAAACCTCAAAGCCTTCTCCTTGCTCTTGTGCTAGCTTCTTATAAAATGCCTTGCCGACTTTTATTTTTAATTCGTCAGTACAAAAACGTGCCGCATCGCTTGGGAATCTGCCGTATTTTCTAACCAGTGTCGGTACATCACTGCTGTTCAACTTCACGATTTCTATGCCGTACATCTCGCTAATTTTGTCAACGTGCGCATAGGTTAATGGGTGCTCAAACTTAGTATCACAAAACACGCCTAAAATTTCTGACTTATCAAACTTTTGCAAAGCAAGTTTTACACAGCACTGGCTATCTTTGCCGCCACTAATCGGAACAACGCACTTAATTATATTCATCGTTGCAGCCACCTCTAACTCCACGTCAAGTGCGACAAATACCCAGCCGACAATGGCTTATCTTTTGACGTTTGTGATTACTGTTTTCTGCATAAATCGGCGCGGGTATTTGCGCCTTACGCACTTAGTTATACGCTTATTTGTTTGCCTCAAAAAACGCCTGTGCAAACTTTTGAGAACAAAGAGAGCGAAACTCCATATCGTTTTTCGGTTCGGGCAATCCTTGAAACTCCGCTATCAATTTGAACGCAGATTTGTGTAATTGATACATCTGCGGTTTTCCTGTTGCTCTATTGTGTTTGGTGTTTGAGTGGCGAACATAAAATCCGTCAATTTTCGGTACATCTTCCCAATTCTTATAAATCTTTGTTGGGGCGTTGAATATCCCCCATAAAGCTGTTTTCTTAGACCACGCAGAACCAAACTCGTAGGGCTGGTAAATCATCTGCGGTTCACCTAAATAATCTTTTAGTTTCCCTGTCGCAGGGTTTTCAATCACCCAAAACTTTGGTTTTGCTTCTTTGATAATTCTTTGGCAATGCCTGACCAAAAACAACCCTTCTTCACCTAGCCGTGCTTTGCCTCCGCTTCGGGCTATTGAAAATTCTGTGCATACAGGATTAGCAATTATTCCGTAAACACCCTGCGGCGGTTGAAAATTTTCCACTCCAACACTTCGCCCGACAAGAATTACATTATAACCTGCATCTTGGTATGGTTTACTGTCTGAGCCTGTGTCAGCGCACAAGTGTAAAATTGTTTTGTTTCTATTTTCTTCATTCATAACTTTCTCTTGGCTAAAACACACATAACAAATTCATCGTAAAAAGTTAGCGCGTATAACTCTTAATTCAACAGGACAAGCACCCAGCCCGTTATCAAACCTTACTGCAATCGCTTGCCTGTTAATATGTTGTTAGATTTTCAGTTTTTCATTGTGTTCTTTCACCCATTTTTTAACATCGCCAAAATTCCAAAGTAAAATGTTTTTACATGCCCCAAACCCACATCTACGTTTAGATATTGGCGGAAACTCGCCTTTTTCTATTAAAGCCATCATTTGAGGGGTATTTAGGCTATTTAAGGATTTATAGCCAAGAACACTAAACACTTCAGCCTTTCTTAATTGATTGCCATCTTTTAGTGTTTTAAGCATCCATTCTGGTATCGTAACTATTTGGTTTACCATCGCAATTCCCCAATCTAACTCAGCAATTAAGCGCGATAAACACCCAGCCATTTATCGCTTATTTGCTTAAATCTTGAGTCTCGTGTTAATGTTTAGGTCAGTTGGGTGTTTACGCCTTATTGCTAGGCCGTTAGGCAATCGCATACTTTTTGTAGTCTTGTTCGCCAGTCTCTATGTGTTCAAGATTGCCGTTCCTTGCTGTCTTAAACATACCCTTAGGCAAGTAAATTCTTTTAAATTGGTTATGCCAAGAACCCATACCCGTCAATACGCCTTGGGCATAGTGAGTTGGGGCGCAAGCTCTGCAAAGCATCATTCCTCTACGCTCCTCAATCCTTGTCCAGTCAAACAATTCTTCAACGCCTTTAGTGCCTTGTAATGCTAAAGCAGTATTTTCAACACACCCGCAATTTTCACACTGAAATAAGCTCATGCAATTAACTCCAATTCGTCGCTAAAAGTGCCTAACTCTGCATCAAACCGATAAAGCCCCAGCCGCCTGTGTAGGTTCGCTTTTGCTAGGCTTTACGGCTTATGCTTGGTAGTTATACACCAATACCTAAGCCTGCCATCATCGCCATTAGTGCGTAAGTCTTATGGCTTGGCTTTGGCATATTTCGTCGGCGTTCAATTCGTTCTTTTTCCTCTTGTTGCTTCTTCGCTATGCCTTCTTTTTGTCGTTCTTCAAATGTTCCGCGTGTTTTAGCTTGTCCCATAATCATTCCCTCATTCATCGCAAATCGTGTATAACTCATAATTTAAGCGCGACACCTACCCAGCCAGTCACGCAATGTTTTCTTGGGTTGGGTGCGCCTTAATAAAGTGTTAGACGCTAAAGGCTATGCCTCAAAATAGTGTTTTTGCAAAACACAGGTATAAACCCAAAAAGCCAATAAGTTGTTCTCATTGCTATCTCGCTATGAGTATCGCGCTTTACACGCAATAATTTGTTTGTTACTAACATAATTCAACCCTCTGCACTTCATCGTTAATCGTCAATCGCTTTCTAACTCTCATTCAAGCCGATAAATACCCAGTCAATCGTCAAGTTTCTGCTTTCAGTGTGGGCATTTACGGCTTAATTTTTTAGTTAGATTCAAACGGTCAGTTTTATCTTTATATCTAATCCGTTCCACTTTTCACCATCTTTAACTAGAACTTGCCCAAAGTAAGTGTCTTTCGTAATTAAGCCAGCCTCACGCAATGAGTCAGTGTAGCCAACAAGTGCATCTAACGCGCATTTTGCTATTTCAAGCGTAAGGCACTCTTGCTCAAACACTTTCAATCCATTGCCATAATTAAAAACCACTTTATATTGGCAATCATCTTGCTTCCAACCATCTGTTATAACTTTTACATTCGCACTCATCGCAATCTCCCCATCTAACTCTCGTTGTAGTGCGAAAACAACCCAGTTAGTCATGGTTATTTTCTGCACCGTTATTTATTCGTTCTTACTAAATCTGCTAGGTTGTTTCGCCTAAACTATATAGTTATACACCAATAAATACATAAATACGGTTAGTGTATTTATCTGCAAAATCGCTTGGAAGAAAACATCTTGTCTGTGTGTTTTTTATTTTGCAGGTGTACAAAACAACGCCTTGTTCACGTTCGCATATTTGAACAACAACAGGATTATCCCAGTTTATGTTCGCAGGGAAACTATTGTCGTAAGTGCAATCTGTTTTCTTTAAGTCAACATTCATAGTCTTAACTCCCATTCATCGCTAAAATATGCCCAACTCTCATTGCAACCGATAACCACTATACCAAACACCACCAGTCAATTTGGGCCGTAATTCTCCATTTTTAAATATTGTCCTAATTAGACAGATTGTAATAACCCTTAATTTTATCTATCGCCTCGACTGCTGAATAACAGATATGCGCCAAGTAATCGTTTTCACTAACTGCGGTTAAAAACTTAGACTGGTCTATACTTGTACGGCCTTTTTCACTTTTCATTTCAATATACAAACCACTATAAACACCTTTCTTTACTGGTAAAAACAAGTCAGCAACGCCTTTTTTCATTCCCTGCGCTATCGCCCGTACTGCCTGCGCTTTCGTCATTTTCACGCCGTTTAAGCTGCAATGTAATAGCCATAAATAAGGGTAAATGTGTTCGTGCCGCTTTGCCCACGCAATAACCTTAGCCTGCTCTATCGCTTCGGGTTGAGCATTGCGCCGCTTTAACTTTATCGCTCGCCTGTTTTAGCAACTGCTTTTTTGATTAGTGAATCCATTGTCATATTAAATTCTCTGATTGATGAAACGGTCATTAGCCGACTGACTGCGCCACACTTCAATCCTCGCTTTGTGATGGTCAACTAACAGTCTGTAATGCTCATCGTCTGCAATGGCAATCTGTAGCGACTCTAAGAGCTTACGGTAGTCAGCATTCCCGTAAGCGTCTTGTTCTTTTTGCACAAACGACTTTGACTCAGACTGATTTATCAGACGCGCTTTTAAGTGCTTCCTTCCTTCTTCAATCGTTATTCGTCTTGCCCTTGCGTTACTGATTTTATATTCATCATCGCGTAGGAACTCTAACGACTCGAACATTTGCGCGTCTGATATTTTCATGTCATCACCACGGTAAATCGTCGTCTAAGTCATTACTGACAGGTGCTTGTCGTTGCGTTGGCTGTCGTGCTTGTTGCGGCTCTTGTTCTTGACGCTTGCCATCCTGCACAAACTCAAAGCTAACCAGCGTACCTTTCAAACTTGACTTCCCGTTATACTCATCAATATGCAAATCATCGACACGCACAACAATCTGCTTGCCCTTGCTAAAATGCTCTACAACTTTCTCAGCCTGTGCGCCCCACATTGCTAGGTTTAACCACTGCGCCTTTTTGTTCTGACCATACCCTACGTCATACACAACAGACACGCTTAAACACGGCTTTCCTGTGCCTGTAGTGCGTAACTCTGCATCACGGCCTATTCTTACTAATTTACAAAACATGGTTTTACTCTCTTTTGGTTGTTGCAGTCCTTTGCTGATAAGTCCTATGCTGCAAATAAATCTTCTAATGTCACGCTATAAACTGCCGACCATGCCGCGCTTGGCCATGACTTAACAAGACCAAAACGCGCATCGACCACTTCAACAGCTTTAACACCTTTAGCCTTGCACCACTTTCGTAATGGCTGCCAAGCGTACTCAGTACCCGTTAAATTCTTAACAGCGATTATAGTCGCGTTTTCAACACATCGCCCTAACTCAGCCTGTAATTTATTTGCGCGTTTTACTGCTTGGCTTGCCGTGTTCATTGCCTTAGCTGTCTTAGCATCGCTAATCTGTGCTTTTGTCGCTATGGCATGGTCGCGCTGTATTGCGAGTTGTTCGTTTTGCTCGTACAAGTCAGCAGCTAGGCGCATTGCTTGGGCAAAGTTTTGAGGGATTGCTAATTGTGTTTCAGGTTGTTTGCCTTCAAGCTCCTGCCAACGCTTAATAACTTCGTGGCGCAACTTGATGCTGTAACCTGTAATTAGCGTTGTTGTTAATTCTTTATCAAGAAGATATTCGACTTGCTGTCTGTTTTGAGCGTCGATATAGATACCTTGAAAACTCAAGACATCTATTTCTAACTCTGACATCATTTTTTTAATGTCATTAACAACATTGAAATGCGCCTTCATTGTGATAGCCGCTATTTCACGACTTGACATTGTTTTTGTTGCGGTAGATAACATATTCATTTTATAAAACTCACAAATGAAAAAACCGCTTTCCTATGCTTGGTAGTGGAGGGTTAAGTCAAACCCCACAAGCGAAGAAAACGGTTTTCTCATGACTTAAAATTATCTAATGCTTGGCCACTACGCTATTCACTAGACAGACCAATCATAGCAACAAATAATCAGCCTGTCTAATTATTCTAATCGTTAAACGCCGCAGCACATGACGCATAACAATCGTTAAAAAACGTTATCGACTCTTTGTCGCCTATGCTTTTCGCCAACGCATGAGCATCTTTTACCGCTTGCTGCAATGCAGACAAATCAGGCGCGGCTTTCATGTCTTTGACGCACAGTTCACGCTCGGCACTGGATAGACGGCTTACTGTTGGTGCTGCCTGTTGTTGTTTGTTTTGCGTCACTGGTGGCGGTAAATCCTCACC